AAAGACTGGAATGATTATAAAAAAGGTAGATTTCTATCTTACTGTTTGTTTTCACAACTAAAACCATATTTAGATGAATGTATTGGATTAGTGCATTGTCAAGAACAAACATTATGGCACGATTACTATAAAATCGCTGGTAGGGTTGATTGTATCGCAGAATGGGACGGAGTTCTATCTGTGATTGATTTTAAAACAAGTACAAAAGAACGAGAAGATAGTTGGAATGAAAATTATTATATACAGGCCTCTGCATATGCAGAGATGTATCAAGAAAGAACATTACAAGAGATACAACAGATAGTTATTTTAGTGGTTACTGAAGATGGTACAGTACAAGAATTTGTAAAAAATAAAAATCAATACTTGCACTTACTTGACAAAGAGTTAAATATGTATTATAATAACATAGAAACTGGAACATAAAAAATTAACAGTTTATTCATATAACTTACAGAATTGTAATTTATAGATATATAGAATATGCGTTGAAGATAGTAATAAGATAGGCTGGACGAGGGTGCGATTCCCTCTACCTCCACCAACCCTAATGAGGGGGTAATGTAGGATCGACAGATATTAGAAGACTATTGGAGTATATGGAGTGACTTCCTTATAGGTCAACACAAATAAACGCAAACGATAACTTTGCATCTCAAGATTACGCTCTCGCAGCATAATCGGATAGGGTTCGGTGAGTTCCTAGTAACAGAATACTCACCATTTAATCATGAGTGGACTGCGGCCAAGGTGCAACCAGCACTCTCAATACTAGTTAGGAGAAAAACTATGGCATGGTCTAAACCAACTATTACTGAAATCTCAGTAGGACTAGAAATTAATTCTTACGCTTGCGCTGAGAAGTAATTCAGAAAAGGGGTGGTGTATAATACCATAAGGTTTGAAGCCACCCTATTTTTTTATCATGACACCAAAAACATTTTCACTTTATATAGAAAAAGAAGTTCAATCTAAAAATATAACACATATGGATGCTGTGTTAGAGTATTGTTCTAAAAACAATCTTGAACCAGATAGTGTTATTAGTTTGTTACAAAAACCTTTAAAGGATAAGATTGAGGCAAACGCAAGAGATTTAAACTTCTTACCTAAAATGAGTAAACTTCCTATATGATTACTATGGACGCCTTTAGTGCATATAAAATATACATGGGTTTGAAAGCTCATTTCAATTCAACATATGATTTCAAAAAATATGGTGGTAAAACCACTGCGAGTAAATCAAGTTATTTAAAAAGAAAAGATAAATTTTTCTTTGGTAAAGTATCAAGAAGATATGGAGAAAAAGTAAAAGACTTTTTCGTATCAAACTTTTTAAAAAATGAAAAAGGTTATATTGGTGAGTTTAATGAAAATAATTATGTTGAATGGAAAAAAAGAATTGAAAGTTTAAAATATATTTTTGAACAAGATATGAATATATTATTAAATCAAGTTACAGACTTTAATAAATTATTTTTTGTGGAGAATGGACAACATCCTATTCTTTTCAGAAACTATCTATCTCAAAGAATCAGTATTGAAACAATGGTTATTTTAAATAAACTTGTTGATTATCAAACTGATTGGGATAAGAATATTCAAGAAACAGTTGTGTGGCCAACACATAAAAAAGTATTAAAAAATTATGATTCACTCTTGACATTTAACGAAACAGAGTATAAAATGGTAGTTATTAACTTAACTAAACGGAGATAACATGAATCAGACAAATGAATCATTAGTTAGAGAAAGAGATTTTTATCGTAGTAAACTAGAGAGTCTTGAAAAACAAGTAAAGACACTAGGAACTGATTGTGCATATTTGCAAAAACAAAATGAAACTCTTAGAGTAAAACTAAAAGAAGTAAATGAAAAATCCTTTTATAGAAACAAAAAATTTAGGAGAAATTAATGCGACAAAGATTTACTTTTATAAAAACAAATGAAGTTGAAGAGGACTTCCAAGAAGAAGAGAGAGTTGAATTAGAATCTGTTATAGAAGATACTGACATAGAATCTCTTGAAAAAAAGTTTGAGAATTTTCTAAAAGGTTGTGGACATGAAGATATTTCTGTAACGATTGAACCTCGTGTTAAATTTGAACAAGATGGTGACCATCTACGAGACACAACTTATTCATCTTATGATAATGATGTTGAAGATTTAGAGGATGAATTAGAAGATGTTAATGATAATGTAACAAAATTTAATAGAGGATATGATGAATCAAAACCATCAGACACCGAATAACATATTTGTTTTAGGAAATGGTGAATCCAGAGATGGATATAACTTAGAACAATTTAGAGCATGGGGTAAGATATATGGGTGTAATGCACTCTATAGAGACTTCAAACCAGATGGATTAATATCTACAGATTGGGCTATGATGCACGAAGTATATTCATCTGGTTATTGTTTTGATAACAAATGTTATTTTAGACAATGGAAAGTTTTACCTTATCAGTTCTATGATATGATGCAATATACTGGATTAGAACAAAGTGGATTGGATAAGTTAAATAAAAGACTTGAAGAACTTAAATTACCAACAGTTGAAAAGTTTATACATGAAAGTAAACAGATAAAAGAGTTTGGTAATTTAGTTTGTCATGGTATAGACCCACAAAGATTTCAAGAATGTATGGAAGAATTGATTACAGAACTAAAAAATCTATCTCCAGATGAAATCAGACAGAAACTAGGTAATGCTGGTTTATGGATTACTTGGGTTGATGATAATGATAAAGTCAAAGATTTAGATGAGTTTTTTGATGGTGAGTTCTTAGGTTGGAGTTCAGGCCCTACTGCCGTCAGAGTTGGTATTGAAGAAAATAAAGATACTACTCATGTATTCTTATTAGGTTTTGATATGACAAAGGAAGGTCTAGTAAATAATGTTTACAAAGACACAGATTGTTATGTCACAAGTGGATGTAAGTTTATTAGTCCAGTAAATTGGATTGAACAACATAGTAAGAACTTTGAAAAATATCCACATATAAAGTTTTACAGAGTCATGGACGATGAATCTGAAATAGAGGAATGGTCAAAGTATGACAATGTAAAAACAATTAGATATGGTGCAATGTTTGGACATTGTGCAAGTCCAGATGATAAATCTGGTTCTATCTGATTGTATAAATAACATTATATTATGATTAAGTGAAGATAAAATAGCATATAATAGCATACGGAGAAATAATATGTCATTAGATACGCTTAAAAAGTCTAATTCCTTAGACAAGATATTGGCTGCAGTTGAAAAAGAATCTGCACCAGTAGAAAAACAATCATATGTAGATGAAAGACTCTGGAAACCAGAACTAGATAAATCTGGTAATGGTTATGCAGTAATCAGATTCCTGCCTGCACCACAAGGTGAAGAAATGCCTTGGGCAAAGTTATGGAATCATGCATTTCAAGGGCCTACTGGTAAGTGGTATATTGAGAACTCACTCACTACACTAAACCAGAAAGACCCAGTATCAGAGTATAATAGTAAATTGTGGAACTCTGGAGTTGAAAGTGATAAAGAAATCGCTAGAAAACAAAAGAGAAAACTACAATACTACTCTAACATATATGTTGTTTCTGATCCAAAACATCCAGAAAGTGAAGGTAAAGTTTTCTTATTCAGATATGGTAAGAAGATTTATGATAAACTTATGGAAGCTTTGCAACCTCAATTTGAAGATGAAACTCCAGTAAATCCATTTGATTTCTGGGAAGGTGCAAACTTTAAATTGAAAATCAGAAAGGTTGACGGATATTGGAACTACGACAAGTCAGAGTTTGATAGTCCATCAAAACTAAACGAAGATGATTCTGAATTAGATAAGATTTGGAAAACTCAGTATTCTTTAAAAGAGTTTACTGCACCATCTAACTTTAAGACTTTTGATGAACTCAAAAATCGTCTTGACGATGTTCTTACTGGAAGTCAATCACCATCTAGTTCTGCTGAAGATGTGGAACTAAATGACACACCAGAAGTTGATGTTGAGGACAAACAATATGTTGATAATGTTGTCAAAACAACTTCTAACGAAAGTGATGATAGTTTAGATTACTTTCAAAAACTAGCAAAAGAAGCATAATTCTTTTATAGTTTCTCCTTATTGAAGGGGTGTTGCACTTCGGTGTACACCCCTTTTTTATTATAAATACTTATGAGGAGAGGCATATGGTAGACCCTATCACAGCATTTAGTGCAGCGACTGCTGCTTTTACTGCAATAAAAAAAGGATTCCAGATCGGACGAGATGTTGAATCCATGTATGGCGACATTGGTCGCTGGATGACAAGTTGTGAAACTGTCAACAAAGAGGCAGGGAAAGCAAAAAAATCTGGTATGAGTGTTGAAGAAGAAGCACTAGAAATATTTGCACATCAAAAGAAAATAAAGGCGATGGAAGAGGAGTTAAGAACATTCATCAACTTATCTCACGGCCCTACTGCGTGGAATGAGGTATTAAGAATACAGGCAGACATTAGAAAAAAAAGAAAAGAAGCGATTGCAGCTGCAAAAAGAAAACAAGAAGAAATGATTATGTATACTTTGATTGGAGTAGGTACATTATGTTCATTGTGGGTAGTGTTTTATGTTATTTGGAAAGGTATGGGAAACTAAAATGAAGGATAATGTTTTACAAAAATTAATGAGAAGTCATTGGTTTTGGATTTATTTGTTTGTTATTTTTATTTTTACAATTCTTACATTTATTGATTTTATTAAAAGTTGATGAAAAAATTCAAATGGACTAGATGGCCCAAACCTAAATCAAGATGGAAACACTCAATGCCCTATGTAAGTCCAGTGAGAATGTGGACAAGTGAAGTGGTATACAAGGGTGTCGAAAAAGATGAAAATGGTGATGATAAAGAAATATATTTAATTAGAGGTATAGATACTAAAATGCAAAAGTAGATAGTTTTCTAAAATTAAAATCTTGAGTTATTGGGTCTATACTTTGCACACTTATATTTGATGTTTCAGTTTTAGGCATATTGTTAACCACATTCGTGGTCGTAACTTGACCAGCACTACCACCCATCATACTCATTGCAGAGTCTAGTGCAGTCTGCATTATGTTTTGAGTTTTTGCTTGATTTGCAACCATACCACCCATATTTGGTTTGAATAATTCTGGCCCCTTTTCACCAACAAGATATAATCCACCTTGTTTTACTGGGCCACCAGTTTGTCTTTGCTCTACTGGTGTGGTTGTTTCTTCTGGTTCTTCTGTTGCACCTCTAATAAATTTTGCAATTTTCGGCCCGATACCTAAAAATGTAAATTTTTCAAGAATATCTGCAAGAAAACCTAAAATGTCATTTTTTAGTGTAGTTAATCCTAATCCAACATTTCCAAATATATTACCGATTGCACCAAATAATGACTCTCTTAATTCAGTAACTTTATTAATAATTGCTTCCTCAATGTTAAGTCCATCTAAGAATTGGAATACTGAAGCAGGAAACAATCCTTTTATTTTTGCACCTAAATCACTAAAGAAATTCATAAAAACTTGTATAAAATCTATACTACCAAATGCTTCTGCAAATTTTGTAAAACCTAATTTTTCTGCAATAAATACTCCAATTTTTTGTAAAAATGTAAATGGTGCAGTAATAATCGCAGATATAATGAGTTTTATTTTACTTAAAATACCAGGCGCTTGGTCAAACTTTTTTCGTATTTCAGTTAAAGTATTTATCGCAAGAGCAAGAGCACCAACAACTGCCGCCCCAATCAAAAGAAATGGTGCAAGTGGTACTAACAATGGCATTATTGCTGCTTTAATACCAACACCAAGTGTCACTAATGCACCTTTGACTGCAACTCCAGCCGCCATCAAACCCTTTAACGCACTAGCACCAACTGTTTTTGCACTTGCAAGAAGTGTTGTGTTTACTTTTAATAAAGTTAACTTTATAGTGCTAAATGCAATAGGT